CATCTACACTAGACAGTTTAGGCGGTGGAGTAAAAATTACAACGGTCGCATATCCTGGCATTACTACTGCGGCAGATCCAGCAGGTGGACAAACAATTACTGTTACTGGTAGTGGATTTAATAGTGGCATTACAGCATATATCAATACTACATCATGTTCTACCACATATGTAAGTGCAACAAGTTTAACATTCACTACCCCTGCAACAAGTGCAGGTACATACAATATTATATTATACAATACAGACGGAACAAATGGTACAAAGCCAGCTGGAATAATTTTTAATCAATCACCAGTTTGGGTAACAGCGGCTGGTGCATTAACTGCGGGTGTTAACAATGCTGCTTACTCAACTTCTGTAAGTGCTACCGGTACAGGAATAACATACAGTGTCACGGCCGGTGCATTACCCACTGGGTTGAGTTTAAATTCAAGTTCAGGTTTAATTTCAGGAACCCCAACAGTAGCAAACACATTTAATTTTACTATTACAGCAACCAACACTTACAATCAAACCACAGCAAGAGCATTTAGTATTCTGGTGGCCAATATTGTTCCTACTACTACTTTGGTAATTGGAGGAGGAGGGTCAGGCGGAACAGGATATTATGGTGGTGGTGGTGGTGCCGGCGGGTATCTTGAATCAACTCCTGATTTATCAGTTGGTATAACATATACTATTACTGTAGGCACCGGCGGTGTTGGAACTACCGTTCAAACCAATAGAGGCGGCACTGGTGCAAATAGTTCAATCTCTGGATCAGGATTTACCACAATTACTGGGATAGGTGGCGGTGGCGGTGGCAGTCGTAATAACGACCAAAATACTGCTGGTGCTCAAGGTGGCCCGGGAGGATCAGGCGGTGGCGCCAGTTACGTACAAAACGTTGGTGGTAAAGGTGTTTATCCAGGTTCAACCTACATAGATGCACCTAGACAGGGGTATGATGGTGGTGCAACCAACAACGATAGTACTTTTTCAGCAGGTGGCGGTGGTGCAGGTGCTGCAGGACAAGGCGCAACTGGTAGCCCACCAAGGGCCGGCGGTACAGGAATTGCTAGTAGTATAACAGGTACATCAGTAACACGCGGCGGCGGCGGCGGCAACGCATATGGAACTTCTTATCCGGGTGCAGGCGGTGGTGGTGCTATTAATACAGCCGGCACTGCTAATACAGGAGGTGGAGGTGGAGGTGGGGGCGGCAATAACACGCAAGGCGGCAACGGTGGATCTGGTGTGGTCATTATCAAATACCCCGACACATTCGCTGCCGCTACCACAACAGGCAGTCCCACTGTTACATCAATCACCGGATTTAGAATTTATACATTTACCGGTACTGGTACATTTACTATACCGAGTTAATAGATAGGAAACACATGGCACATTTTGCACAACTTGACGAAAACAATACAGTGATACAAGTGATTGTGGTACACAATAATGAACTACTAGATAACGGAACGGAATCTGAATCTAAGGGAATTTCATTTTGTCAATCAATATTTGGCATAGATACTGTATGGAAGCAAACATCATACAACAGTAGTTTTCGTGGTAATTTTGCTGGAGTAGGGTTTTTATATGAACCATTGAGAGATGTGTTTCTAGAACCAAAACCCTATTCAAATTGGGTACTAAACAACGCAACCTACAAATGGGAAGCACCCATACCCTACCCAGAAGATGGTAGACGACATGCTTGGGACGGGTATACTAACAGTTGGAGAGATTTGGGTGAAAAATTAGCCACACCTGTTGAGACAATTTAAGAAAGATTTTAATGGAAAATATTGAGCTTGGTTACTTTGGTAATATTTGGGTTAGACAAAACATGTTAAAGAAAGATGAATGTGCACCAGGGCATGTTCATTATTTTGACCACGTTACATTACTAGCAAAAGGTAGTGTTCGTGTAGAAGTAGAAGGTAAAGAACCTAAGAATTTTGTTGCACCTACATTCGTTGTAATCAAAAAAGAATTGATACATAAGATGACTGCACTAGAAGATGATACAGTTTATTATTGTGTGTTTGCACTAAGAGATGTTGATGGAGAAGTTGTTGATGATATTTATGGCCCACAACATGATCCATTATGTGCTTGGTATGCTCCCGATGATTATTGGGAAAATAAAAAGAAAATAGAAAACATATAACATAGTATAACATTCTAAGAGAAATAAAATGACAACACAAATTACAACAGATAATATATCACCAACAACATTAGAAGTATTGGGAAGTGCTGTTCCAAAAGTTTCAACAATTGCTTATCCAGGTGATGACACAGCAGCCAATCCAGCAGGTGGTGATACTATTACATTAACAGGCACTGGATTTGTAGCAGGTGCAACAGTAATTATTAACGGTACATCTGCTGGGGTAGTCACAGTAGTCAGTGGTACAACATTAACTTTTACTGCTCCGGCAAGTAGTGCAGGCACATATGTAATTTATGTTATTAATAGTGACGGTGGAACAGCAATTGTTATTCCAGGTATAAGTTATAGTGGATTGCCAAATTGGAGTACAGGTGCAGGTAGTTTAGGTAATATATATGAAGTAAGTAACGTTAATACAACTGTAGTAGCAACAGGTGATGTACCAATTACATATAGTTTATACTCTGGTAATTTACCTACAGGAAGTAATATAAACGGTAGTACCGGATTAATTAGTGGAACAGCTCCGGCAGCAGGATCACCAACTACATATAGTTTTGTAATTAAAGCAACTGATAACGAACAACAAGATACTAACCGTTCATTTAGTTTAACAATTAATCCCGATACTGTTACTTGGATTAATCCAGCAAATGCATCTGTTACCACAAGTTATGAATATGCAAACATAAGTAACGTTTCATTATCAGCTAATACTGAATCAAATACTAGCGTATCTTTCAGTCAAAGTGGATTACCAGCCGGACTCTCACTTACCGGTAACACAATCAGTGGTTCAAGTAATACTGTAGCAAATACATCTGTTACTTTAACTGCAACTGGAAATGTTGCTGGAAGAACAGCGACACGAACAGTATATTTTGATGTACAGCAAGATGTTGTTACTTGGAGTAGTCCAGCTAATAATACAACATACGAATCGTTTACTAATAGCGCAATTTCTAATGTTAGTTTAAGTGCCTCTAGTGCCGGAGGACAAAGTATTACATATACTGCTAATACATTACCAACCGGAGTATCTGTTAGTGGTTCTGTTATTTCTGGCACTGCTACAGATGCAGCCAATACAACAACTTTATTAACAGCAACATCTGCACTATCAAATAGAACAGCAACAAGAACAATCAATTGGGTAATTAGTGTTGCAAATGATACTTACTTTAAAAATGTAACATTATTATTGAACGGTGAAACAACTGCATTACCATTCATTAGTGATAGTAGTACAAATAGTTTTGCTTTAACTATTAATGGTGATACTAAACCTAATAATTTTAATCCATATACACCGGGATATTACAGCAATTTCTTTGATGGTACCGGTGATTATTTAACTATACCAAATAATAGTGCCTTTGATTTTGGTACAGGTGACGTAACTATAGAATGCTGGTTCTTGATGACGGCCGATCCTGCACAAGACCCCGAAACCAATAGAAATGCAGCGTTATTCAACTCATTTATAGCTTCGGGATCACTGGCCTCAGCAACCACGTATGGCGGCGGTATTGATGGTAATTCAAGTTCCGGTGGAACAGGCTTGTCATTTGCAGCAAGGGTAAATGGCACCAATCAAGTTGTATCATATACAGGAACTGTTACTAAAAATGTATGGCATCATTATGCTTTTACTAGAACCGGCACGACTGCTAATTTATATTTAGACGGTATTAGAGTAGCACAAAACACTAGCTTTACCAATGCAATTAACACTAATGGACAAATATTAAAACTTGGTGGTTTGGTATACGCTGTGGGGTACGACTACTTTTTTCCAGGATACATTAGTAATGCAAGAATATTAAAAGGTACTGCTTTATATACAGGAACGACATTTACCCCAAGCACAACTCCACTAACAGCAATAGCAAATACAAGTCTACTAATATGTCAATCAAATAGATTAATTGATAACTCAACTAACAATTTTACAATTACTAAAGTTGGTGATGTAGCAGTATCACCAGCAATACCATTCACTCAAAACAGTAGTTACAGTACTTATGGTAGTACATACTTTGATGGTACTGGGGATTATTTATTAACTCCCTCATCTTCTAGTTTGGGTTTAGGATCCGGAGATTTTACAATTGAATCTTGGGTATACATTATAGCTCATACAAACGCAGACGGATGTCTTTGCTTAAATTGGACAGGATCTTGGTCTACCAATAACTGGTCATTGCATACTGACCATGTTTCTGCTAATGAAAAATTTACTTTTTGGGTTAATAATTATTCATCACCAAGCCCAATGTTGACTAGTACTACAACAGCAACTATTAATATGTGGCATCATGTTGCTGTAACTAGATCAGGTAACACCTGGAGATTATTTGTAAACGGTAATTCTGAAGCAACAGTAACTAGTAGTGTTGCACTGGATAATGGAAGTTCCTGGCCAATCTATATTTCTGGCGCTATAAGTGGACAACAACTAAATGGTTATATATCTAATCTTCGTGTTGTTAAAGGCACCGCAGTCTATACAACCGCATTCACCCCACCAACAAGTCCACTAACAGCAATAACAAACACAAGTTTATTAACATTACAATACAACCAACCAATAAATAATAATGTATTTTTAGACCAATCTAATTTCAATAACATTATCACAAGAAATGGTAATACAAGTCAGGGTACATTTAGTCCTTATAGTGTTACTGGTTGGAGTAATTACTTTGATGGTACTGGGGACTATTTGACAGTACCAAGTAACAGTGCGTTTGCTTTCGGTACAGGTGAGTATACAGTTGAAGCCTGGATCTATCTAACAGCATATGATTCATTTGAATCAAATATATTTGGATCTGCTAGTAGTGCCGGCGGTTTTGGTTTTGCTGTGCTGCCGACCGGTAGATTACAAGTAAATAAATATGGTACAGGAAACATATTTCAAAGCAATGCAGGTTTAATTAATTTAAATACCTGGTATCATATAGCAGCATCTAGAACTAGTACTTCTGCTAATAGTGCTTATCTCTTTGTTAACGGATCAGTAGTAACAACTGCTACGGATGCCGAAAACTGGACAGTATCTTCGAGTCCAATAATTGGTGGTTGGTCTAATTTATCTACATATGATGTGAGTGGATATATTAGTAACTTACGTATATTAAAAGGTACTGCATTATATACTTCTACATTCACACCAAGTACAACTCCACTAACAGCAATAGCAAACACAAGTTTATTGACATGCCAGAGTAATAGATTAATTGATAACTCAATAAACAATTTTACATTAACTAGAAACGGTGATGTTTCAGTTCAAGCCTTAGATCCATTCGGTAGTGTACCTGAAGCAACGCCTATTAGTTATAGTGTTTACTTTGATGGTACTGGTGATTATCTTGACAGTGCTACTAGTTCAGCATTCACATACGGCACCGGCGATTTTACAATAGAATTTTGGGCGTACTTAACTGCGATAGGTGGTACTCCCAACTTGATTGACCAACGAGGAGGTACTCACCCGTCAGTTAGACCTACGCTATTCATGAACAGTGGTGTACTAACATATTACACAAACGGCGGAGCGACAATAGTTGGCTCAACCCTATCAACTAATGTTTGGTATCATATTGCACTTTCTAGAAATTCAGGTACTACTCGTTTATTTGTTAATGGTTCACAGGTTGGATCATCATATACTGATGGAAATAATTATACTAGCACCAAAGTCAGAGTGTTTACAGATGATTCCGGTGGTTCTACTTCCCAAGCTGGGTACTGTAGCAATTTAAGGATTCTTAAAGGCACAGGACTTTATACTACTACGTTCACACCAAGCACTACACCACTAACAGCAATAGCAAACACAAGTTTACTAACATGTCAATCAACAAGAATGATTGATAACTCAACAAATGCATTCACTATTACTGCAACCGGTAATACAATACCAAGAATATTCAACCCATTTGGATACACCGCACAGAGTACAACAAGTTATACCCCAAGTTTACATGGTGGTAGTGTGTATTTGGATGGTACTGGTGACTATTTAACTACAGCCTCAAATGCTGTCTTTACTTATGGTACATCAAATTTTACAGTAGAAGGATGGCATTATTTAACTGCCGCTGCCAGTGTAACCAAGTATTTATTTGACCAACGAGTATCAGGTAATGGACTTTTCCCTGCAATATATGTAAGTAGCGGGTCATATATTGTTTATATTAATAGTGGCGTTGCATTGACAGCAGGAGTAGTCATTTCAAATGCATGGGTTCATTGGGCGCTTGTTAAAAATAATTCAACCACAACTTTGTATATAAACGGCATTTCTGCTGGTAGTTTTGCTGACACAAATAATTATTCTACCACTGCACTATTTAGGATCGGTAGTGAATGGAGTTTAAGTGGGTCTTATGATTGGCAGGGTTATATGAGCGACCTTCGTGTAGTCAAAGGTACAGCAGTATACACCAGTAACTTTGTACCACCCACACAAGCACTAACAAGTTTAACTACTGCTCCGGCAAGTTTATTATTAAACTTTAATAACGGTGGCATTATTGACCAACATTCTAGTAATGTGTTAGAGACTTTGGGTAATGCACAATTGAGTACAAGTGTTAAGAAGTATAATAATGCTAGTATGTATTTTGATGGTACTGGTGATTATCTATATGCACCACCAAACTTAAATTATGCTATGGGTTCTGGTGATTTTACTATAGAATTCTGGTACTATCCAGTTTCACAAAATGCAGCATGGAATCCTAATATTATGGGTAATTATGGTACAACATGGACAACTAATAAGTGGGCATTTCACGCACCCCATTCTTCAGCCGCAGGTAAGTATAGTTTTTGGGTAAACAATATTGTAACCCAGCCATTATTGGCTAGTACATCCAATGTAACAAATGGCGCATGGGTGTATTTAACTATAACACGTTCCGGTAGTACATGGAGAATGTTTGTAAATGGTACTATAGAAGCAACTGCTACGTCAAGTGCGGCATTAGACGGCGGTACTGCGGCAAGCATGGACGGATTATATATTGGTGCTAATTTTTACTCAGGTGAAGGTGGTAGATATATTAATGCTTATATAGACGATTTACGCTTTACTAAAGGATACGCACGATATACAGCAAACTTTACACCACCAACCAGTGCGCTTATAACTAAATAATTTTACGAAAATCACTAAACAATTTTATTTGTGATAAGTAGTACGTGATTAACGTATTTCAATTAAACTATGATGCTAGATTAAGAAGCTGGTACGAATTAAGAACAAAAATAACTGAGCTAGATACAAAAGAAAAATGTGTCTTTATTGATGAGTTTTGGCAACAAGCGCCATTAGTCAATCATCATTTGCATATTTTGGACACAAAAATCTGGCCTGACCCCTGGGAACTTTTAGCCGAAAATACCTATTGTACTATTGCAAAGGCATTAGGAATGTGTTATACTTTGCTACTAGTAGGAGTAAATGATATAAAAATGGTAGAAGCGACAGATATGCACGGGGAGGATGTTT